AACGAAGCGTACGACTTTCATCCGCGTACAAGAGCAAGAGAACAATGTTTTCGGTAAAGAGTAATCTCAAGATTATTCGGAAAATACGAATTATAGAGAGCCGCTGATTGCGGCTCTTTTTTTGTCTAAAATTTGCCAAGTGGCGACAAAGTGGCGACAGAGAATTTATTTTTTGTGGCGGTAGAGTGGCGACAAACTACAGGTTAGTGATTGGATTATGAGTGATTGCTTCTGAAAGGTGATCGGGTGCGAAGTGTGCATAACGCATCGTCATGCTGATATCGGCATGGCCTAGAATATCTCTCAATACAAGAATGTTGCCGCCATTTATCATAAAGTGGCTAGCGAATGTGTGGCGTAAAACATGCGAAGCTTGACCAGAGGGCAGTTCCACACCTAGCTTGTTCTTCAGTATGTAGCAGAAGGGCGTGTAGCACTCCGTAAACAGCTTTCCAGAGGTGGGCTTATAGAGCTCATAGTAAAGCTCTTCAGAGATGGGTACAGAGCGATTCTTTTTTGTTTTGGTGTTAGTAAACGTCACCTTAAACTTACTCAACTGAGAGCCTTTTAGCTGAGCGGCCTCGTTCCAACGGCCCCCCGTGGAGAGACACAGTTTAACAATCTTGATCATATCTGTGCGTTGGTGGCGTTCTACCTGTTTTAACAGTAGGTTGATTTGTTCTTTTTGCAAGAACGCCATGGTGCGTTCGTGGTCTTTGAAAGGTTTAATTTCTTCTAGAGGGTTTTGACTTTTCCACTCTCCCAGCTCTTTCAATTTGCTGAACATGGCTTTGAATCTAGCAAGTTCAGAGTTCAATGTCGCGATGCTTGGTGCACCTTTTTGCCAACGTGAATCAACGAAGATTAATTCACCAGACATACGCCGACTACGAAACTCGGAATACACCCTAGAAGAAAACGTAGAAGCGACTGGGTTTCCCATAGCTTCAGCCATCTTTAGAAACTTACTTTTAATGACAGGCCCGTTAGCGAGGGTTGCACCATAGTGATCGAACCATAATTCGATGAGCTGCGCGAGCCTTCGGTGATCGGGCTTATCTCCAGTCCAGGGCTTATCTTCTATCTCTTGCATGGTGAAGCGTTCGAAAGCAGCAGCTTCACCTTTAGTTGCAAATTTTTTACGAACACGTTTACCAGTGCGACCGTTTGGGTAGCACTCACATAACCAAGGTTTCTTCGAACCATCTTTTAAGTTGCGGATAGACATAGCAAAATAAATTAAACTGTATATACATACAGTTTAATTTGCGCTAATACGTAGAGCAATGTTTTATATCGTAAAAACAAACAAGGATACTGGTGGTTATGGTTATATCTGTAGTTGAGCAGCCCTTGACCATGTGCGAATTATTTGCAAGGAAACACTATAAATAGATTGCCAAGACGATCCGTCCTGGTATGATTGCCTGGCGTTTAATTTTGAAAGTAATAGTGAACAATGGAAACAGGTGAAGTTCTTGTAATCGACCTTTTTGCTGGCCCCGGTGGGTTAGGAGAAGGCATATCTTCAGTTACACATGACAATGGGAAAAATCCATTCAAAATCGGTGTATCTGTTGAAAAAGAACCGTCTGCTCACAAAACACTAACGACGCGAGCATTTTATAGACAGGTCAAGAACTCTGAGTTAGGTATCGAAAATTATAATGAATACCTGCTAGGCAACTTAACTAGAGAAGAACTGTTTGAACGCTTTCCAAGAGAAGCCGAAGAAGCGCAGCAAGAAACACTCAATACACCTCATGCGTTAGGTGATGATAACGAAGATATTCATAGTCGAATTCGTCAACTGGTCGTAGAGCATGGTGATAGACCTAGAGTCGTAATCGGTGGGCCTCCATGCCAAGCGTATTCACTTGCTGGTCGTTCTCGTAATGCAGGGATAAAGGATTACAAGGCAGAAAAAGATCACCGTAATTTTCTTTACAAAGAGTACTTAAAAGTACTTTCTATCGCACAGCCTGATGTTTTCGTCATGGAAAACGTGCGCGGTATTCTTTCTGCAAAAATAGATGGAGAAATTATGTTCCCTCGAATCTTGAAAGATTTGAGAGCACCGGGACGTGTGACCAAGATTGCTACACCAAGATACAAAGTCTTTTCATTGGTGGTAGATGCTAACGACCCGACTAACCCTGCTTATGATGATCCTACTGATTTTCTAATTAAGTCGGAGAATTATGGCGTACCTCAAGCGCGTCATAGAGTCATTCTGCTTGGCGTACGTGCTGACATTGAAAGAGTGCCAGGAACACTCGCATCATTTGAACATCAATCAACAGTCGAACAAGTACTGGCTGATTTGCCTAAATTAAGAAGCGGGTTTTCTAAGCGTAAAGACAACGCGACGGATTGGGGAAGTGTTGTGGCTAAGAACGCGACTCAAGTTAAGCGACTACTGAAGAAGCAATTTGAAAAAGCCAAAGATCTCGATATTAAGCCACTTAAAAGTCTTACTCGCTCTGCGTCTCAGCCCGTTGAGTATCCATTTCAAATGCCCGAACACTTGATTGATTGGTATCGCGCGGTTGAGCCGCCTTGCGTGCTTAATCATGAAACACGTGGGCACATGGAAAGTGACTTGCTTCGTTATGCATACAGCGCTGCATATACGCAGCTAAGCGATGGAACCTCTCCGAAGGCAAAAGACTATCCAGATGCTCTTGCTCCTGCTCATGAGAACTGGAAGTCAGGCTCTCATGCTGACCGCTTTAGAACTCAAGCCGCAAATAAGTGCTCGACCACGGTAACAAGCCATATCTCGAAAGATGGGCACTATTTTATTCACTATGACCCGAAACAATGCCGCAGCTTAACGGTGCGTGAAGCCGCTCGTTTACAGACATTTCCGGATAACTATAAGTTTGAAGGGAATAGAACCCAGCAGTATGTGCAAGTAGGAAATGCTGTGCCACCATACTTGGCACAGCAGATCGGTAAGTTGGTGATGGATTTACTTGAAAGCAATAATTCCAGGGCGTGATATGTATTGGGCGCAGTTAAAAGAAATATCAACCATTATTTGATCACGTAGTCTAAACAACGGTTTTCCAAGCCATTTGTTTTCTGATGGGAGTGAGCCAATTTGATATTTAAAAGAAAGCTGTAACATATAGTCTACGCCATCAATATTTATGTCTGGAACGCGGTATATCCCGTTGTGAGATTTTCTGTTTTGTTTTCCGTAAAGATTAAACGGAGTCTCGCCCTCTGGTGCAAAATCAAGTGGGGTAAGCGCTGCAATTACGTATCGGTGTAGTTTGGTTTTTTTCTGGGCCTGGTCACATTCCGCGGATATTTCAATGAAGCCTAATTTCGTTGACTCCCTAACTAAATCTCGGTTGTTTGCCTTTACTATTTGTAATAGAAACTCTTCGTCGATAAGCTCTCTTAAAGTTATACCAAATCTACTTTCAAGTTTTTCTAGTTTAGATGTATCTTGTAAAACTTCGTCTTCCAACTCTATAAACACGCCTCTACAAGCTTTGGAATAGCTAGGGTTTACAACTTCAATGTGATAGAAGGAATTAAGCTTGGTTGCTAGCTCTTGCTCTACATTGACGTCAGTACCAATTTGCGGAACCCCATTTCTCCACTTATCATTATCCGTAATATATGATATGGAATTTAATTGGTCGTGGAGAACAGGTGCGAGGCCAAGGTCTATAGCTTCTTCTGGTGATTCACTTGCGTTTAAGACACCAACTGTCTCGTTACCTATCTTAGCCAAGACTTTCTGTATTTCTGAGGTATGTTGACCTTGATAGCCGACCTCAGGGTTAACACTTATTGGTTTGGTCAAGTTAAATAGTGAATTTGTTGTCTGCTGAGCGGACTTTATGATTCTGTATTCCCAGTCTAGCAACGCATTAAGCAAAGAACTTTCTTCAACTAGTTCGCGGACCCTGTTCTTTAAATCATCTGGGTTTGCACCTGCGGCTAAGTATTGGTCTTTATCAATCGCACAGCAATGTATCGGAAGCGTTATTCTATCCATAAAACGCTCTTGCAGTAATTCCATTACCCGCTCTACTTCTTCTGTTACTCCTGACCAAAAAATAAGTAGATATGGCCCATTGATGGCCAATTTCTCAAGTAACTTTGCTATTGGAGTTACCAATTCCATTGTGTTGCCAAGCGACCCATTCCTTAGGTTTAAATCGGAAACAACAACCCTAGGTTGAAAGTTACTAGTGTCAACATGATCAATTCCGCTAGTGTTAGTGACTAGGTCATATTGGTAGTGGATCGGGAGGCATGGAATACCACTGCTGAAGAAAGCATTTTGAATTGCATCTAGTTGTGAGTGTTCATCATCTACTGCTACGATGTTCAAACTATTAATCATGATTTCGCCTTATTAAAAACTAACGCTATAGCTGCACCACAGTATGTTTCGGGTAAATCTAATTCTTCTGCTGTGGTTATAATAATTTTTCCACCTATAGATTCCATCACTTGGTCTGCATAATAGAGCCCGACTCCCATACCTCCTGGCCGAGTAGTGTTGAAAGGCTGGATTGCTTCATCTGGAGTAAGGTCAAAGCCAGGGCCATTATCTAATATGACAATAGCAGGGCCTTCTTTGAAAAAGTCTGTCAACGTAGTAATTTGAATTCCAGGTTTGTAATTACTATCAACTATCTTTTCATTTTTTAAACCAGTCCAATGTATAGCGTTATCAATGATATTGTTAATAGCTGCGAGCAAAAGATTTGATTCGCCATGCACCTCAAAGTCATTTGCTTCCCCTGTTGTTATCGGAGATGAAATAACAATATTGTGGTGTAAGAATCGATGTTGAGAGAATTCGATGGCACCTTCAATTAGAGCTTTGGCTGGAAACTTCTTGCTACCGTTTCTCTTAAGAAGAGGAGCGAATCCTTCAAGCAACTTCGCTAGGTGTTCAGAGCGTTCACGCAAGGTGTTGTAGTCTACATTCTTTTGAATGTCAGAATTAAGTTGCACAATGCCGCGCTCTACTTCGTGGAAAATAACAGATAAGTTAACCCCCGTTACTGCACTTAGAGTAACTTGCCGCATCTGCTTATAATCTGACTCAATTCTCTCAAGTTGTCCGCCAAGTTCTTTATTCAGCTTGTGTTTAACCAAGCCCTCTTTAAGTTTCTGGACACTTTCTTCAAAACGTTGAGTAGGGAGCTTTTCTTTCTTTTTCGAGCCTTGTTTGGCTTCTTGCAGCTGTTCTCGAGCTTTTAAGTGTAATAAGTGGAAATGCTCCATAATACTAAACGTAATTAATCTGAAGCGAATAAAGCTTTCATTTTCATCGAACCCCTCGCGATTAGTTTTTTCCTCAAGACCACGGCTATTTTCAAGGTTAAGTTCAACATTGCCAATTACTAGGTTTACTGCGATACGTTTACTCGGATTGTTAACTCGCATCGCGTTTAGACCTAACCAGTCATCGTTCTTTTCACCGTAGTTGAATACTCTAATGCCATCCCGATAAACTCGAATTCCAGTATTGTCATCCAAGTAATTTCGAATTGATTGATATGCTCCGATCGCATTTAGGATTTCTTTCTCACGAGAGAAAACATAGAAACACCCCTTTATCGGTCCAATATCTGTCAAATCATTTTCGGATAACAATAAATCATCACGATTATCCAAAAAACGACTTAACCTTTCTTCTTTAGAGGGCGGGAAAAGCTCAAGAGATTCGTTGAACCCTTCCTTAACTTCTTCTGTTAAAGATGAATAGAGGCTAGGAGGTGTGAAAGTATACTTGTAAGAAAATTTGCCATGCTTATTAACCTCGAACTCATACTTCCATAACGCATTATTGACTACATCTTCAGCATTTAAAACGTCAATATGATCTTTTTCTCGACCAGGAACAGACAATTTTACTTCAAAGTCAGATGCTGTTTGAAAGGGAGAGGTGAGACTAGTCAGGAGACGCTTCAATCTTCTGACATCTCCTCGTGTCCACTCTTGCTTATTGAGGTTTCCAACGACGATTCGAGTGCCAGTTTGTCCATCAGGAAAGTATTTTGGTTCACTCAACTCTTCAATCTTTACTTGAGTGTCCTCAATATAGGTAGCTTGTTCGATTAATTCTGGCCAATCGATAGTAATCTGTACTTCTGGAGACCCGGCTGAACGCGTGTTTAGCTGCATTACAGAACCAAGTTTATGGACAGCAAGTCGGCCAACGCCTTTTTCCCCAAGTGGTAACCTATGAAATTTAGGGCTTCGTACCCAATTCGAATTACGCTTACTTTCCGTACCGATCTCCATCCACTTGTTTAGAATGGTATCTTTACTCATACCATGTCCATCGTGATCCCAAACCACAATGTATGGCTTATCACTAATTAGGTTCAGCTCTACTTCGACAGATGTGGCGTCAGCGTCATAGGCGTTTTTTACGAGTTCAAATACTGCTAAGCGGTCGTCTCCAATAAGTTGGTCACCCAGTAGCTTTAGTAGGTGTGCATTCGCTCTAAAAGACGTAGTTGTAATTTCTGACATCAATAAACCCTCAGAGTTTTCTATATTTTCTACGGTTACCGATTTTGTCGGCCTCAATAATTCCTTCTTTGAGAAGGATGCCGAGAATGCTGTAGGTAAGGTAGTCTTGTTGGTTTCCGTTGTGATCTGATTGTAGCCCCAAGTAATGAGCATAATCAGAGTTATAGAGCCCACTAGGGTTCTCTTCTGACAACGAGATGATTGAATCTTTAAGTAGTTTTAGCCCTAATTGCGCTTTTTCAATAGCACCATTGGGGACAGTAACTTCTTCATTTATTTTTCGATTAATCGAGCGCGGTATTACGGTGTTGTATAATGAACCTCCGGTTTCGACTGTGCCGAAGGTGGAAATTAGTTCTAATTCGATTTGAAGAGCTTGTTTTTCTGATAGCTCTTCTACGATCTTAGATATGATGGGAGTGTAGCCCGAATCTAAAATCTCTTGGATGAATTTTCCTTTGCGGGTTCCATCGACTTTTTTTAGATGGTCGGTTGCTCGACTTCCAGTACCTTTACCAATATAAAAGACTTTAGCTGGCTTTTCTCGCGGGTCTTTTAGAGAGTAGACGTAGTAAGTATTGGACATCCGCTACTTCTTCTCCATAACCAAAGCAACTCTACCAACAACCCTTACTTCATTTTCCTCAACTGTTAGAGTCGAACCATTAAAGCTGATCGCCAGTTTCTTACCTGGTAAGCGTTGGATTTCATTCAGAGAGAGTAGGCCGTCCATGTCGACCAAGTATGTGCCACTGACTGCTTGACGTACTTCTTTATCAATAATTGATGTGAAATTCCCTTCACGAATCGCCATAGCATTTACAACTGAAACATCATCAAGTAGTGACTTGTCAAATGTAAGCGTTTTTAATTCAGTTAATTCGCCATTGAGAATTTTGAAAGAGTCAATATCAAATAGAAACTTGGTTTCCATACGTTTTGATTCGTGCTTTTGCGAACTTCTATTCGGAAATGCCTCGCCTTCCCCTAATAAAAGCCACCTTAGCGACACACCAGTATGCAGGTGAGCTCTGACTGCAATCTCATGAGGAGTTAAACCACGTTTTACCCATGTGGAGATTGTAGAAGTTGGTACACCTAGCCTTTCTGAAAGTACTCGTTGACTCTTAGATTCGGTGACTTCGATCAATCTTTGAACAAAATCTTTACCGCTTAAATACGCGAAAGCGGATAATTCTTCTTGATTGGTTGGCATGAGCGATAAATAATCTTTGCTAAAGTGTAGTCAGCGAGCTGCAACTTCTGACTACTTATATAAACATTCAATGACTTAATAGGATATCACTATGCTCTCATATCAAGTAGTCCTAAATACACCTTTCATGACGTACGACCAATATTCCCAGTTCTCTGGTATGCCTAAGCGAACCATTATGGATTGGGTCGCAGATGGTCTTTTACCTATTAAAACTAAAGCAAAAGGCAAAGAAACACCGTTAATCAACATGGTGGCTTTACTTGAAATCGCGACTCGTGAAGCAATGGAAAACTTGGGGTAGGTCGCCATGCGCTTATCTTCCTTAGTTCCAACCAAAGAGCATTGCCCGTTGTGGCTCAACATCCTTGGTTGGGGTTTCGTTTTCGTACCGTTTTTCTTCAATTGAGTATTCGCTATGAACGAAATTGACTCAATGTGCGAATTCCGTGGCTCTAAACAAAAGGCATTTAACGAAGCGTGTTGTGCATTTGCGAACTCGGAGAACATGACCAAGTTAGCAAAAGCCGTAGGGATGAATGCCACCATGCTGCGCAATAAGCTCAATCCAGAGCAGCCGCACATTCTAACCAACGTAGAACTTGTGCTGATCACGAAAGCGAGTGGTAACTACACCATCCTTAATAGCCTTTTGCTTGGCCTCGGTGTCGTGACCGCGCATATACCCAGTGATGCAAGTGAAGAAACCTTCATAAAACGAGCATTAGAGAATGCGATGCACTCTGGTGACTTATCTAGAATGGCGCTAGAACACTCTGGTAACGCCAGGTTAAGCCGTACTAGTAGACAAACAATCATTCGTAAAGCACAAAGCAGCATCAGCAATCTTGTACTGCTGATCGCTGATGTAGAAAACCGCACTAAAGGCGTAGCCCCATTTTTAAGTATGGGCGTGGATTTTGTCGCTAACGGTGCGCCAATTCCCGGCTTAAGTTAAGGAGTTCCATATGTCAGAGGCTATCCAAGAATATTCAGCACCGTATCATTCCCCTTGTCCAGATATGGCTGCATACAGCTTAACACAAGAGCAAAAGGTTCAAGGTTTAGAGAAGTTACAGCAAGTAAAAGCCGACCTAAAAGAAAGCCGCTTGAGAACACTTCTCTCCGATCGTGCGGAGTTAGTGGAGAAAGGAGAAAACTCCCAGAGCACTATTGAGCAATCAAAGCTCAAAAGACAAATCAAACTTATTGATTTGGAAGCCAGTCGTCTTAAGCAGCGCTGGAACTAAAACCCTCATTTATACCTAGCCATTTGGCATTTTGCCTACGCCTTAATCCCTCTTTAGCAATGTTGAGGGAGGGCTTTTTTTATCCAAAATTTAAGGAATTGATTATGCAAACTTATGTAGCAGTTCAATTAAACAACGGTGGTGGTGTGGTTCGACACGAAACTACGGCTGAAGTGATGAACTTATGTTTAGGAGAATTCGAGACTTTCGAAGATGCCATTCAAACCGCTTGTGCTCAGCTTGGCTGTCAGCACGTTATGAGCGGCGTGCTTTTACGAGGTAATCACACTGGTGGTCATATGGTTGTCACGACTCAAGAGCTACGTGAATTGTGAGGTAAGCATGTCAGAACAAAAATTAGAAGAAGCCAGAAGGCTACGAAAGCAAGGTGCCACTATTGAGGTCATTGCTGCAACAACTGGTTTGACAGAAATGGCAGTGAAAGGGGCAACAGTATCAAAGGCAACAATCTGGAGTGAAGGCGAACAGATTGTACTTAGACACATGGCGGGTAAGGCGAGTGCTTCCGATATTGCTAAGTTGGTCAATAAAACTAAAAGACAGGTTCAACATAAAGCTCAAAGGTTAGGGCTGTCTTTGGCATTTCTTAATAGAAAACCCAAGCCATGGAGCGTTTCAGATGAACGCTTTTCACGAAAGAATGCAGGAGTCGTCTGTGGTGTTTCGATTGCTAAACACTTAGAACGCCCAGTCGAGCATGTCTACAGAAAGGCACAACTTATGGGACTATCACTTCATGTTTATGGCGAGTGTAGTCATGCGGCCATCTACTCAAATGAAGATATTGAGTTATGTCAGAAAGCTATCTGACGCAGGCTTAAAAGCTCCAACAATTGCGAAGAAGATGGAGATGAGTCGTTCTTTTGTTCATCAGGTCATCAATCATGAACGAAGAGCCTATCTGTAAACTGGTTGGAGGGTTTATGAAATATCCCAAGATTATCTCAATAGATGTCAATAGTGACCGTTTAGATGTGTTTGAAGGTCGGACACGTACCCATAAAAAGTGCGCAGTTGTTTACTTCTCTGGCCCAGAGGGTTGGGGAGTCACGATGAATATCGCTCTTGATTCTGTGGATGATTTTATTGCTGATAAAAAGTTTCAAATGCACTTCATAGAGTTAGCTAAGGATCATTTAGGTATAAGCTAATATGAAACGAAGTGATGTAACTGACGCATTAAAAATAATGGCGAGTAAATCAGAAGCGGGTGAAATCATCCGCTATTCTGCGTTTACTCGCCGTTTCTTTCCTAGGCTACCGGCTCTCGTTCGTAATGATGTAATCAAGAAGGTTGTTAGCCGAAAGCAGCGTAAAAACCCTACCAAAGAGAACTTAATCAGATCGGCGGAAAATGCTGTAAGGTTTGGTTTAAAGTTCGCTCCCTTCATTGAAGACAAATTCCCATTTGTAGACAGCCGCAATAAAGCAAAATCTCAACCATTAACCCACGCGATATTAATGCGTGATGAGGCCATTCAAAAGCTTGCTAAAGAGTATGCAGATAAGTGCTCTTCTTTTCTGACAGATGAAGTATCCATCGAGAAGTTCAGTTCTTATTTAGATGCTTTAGAGCATGTTTACAAGCGCCAGCGGGCAGAACTGAATAGCATTTACGTGCAGGCGCCAAAGGTAAACTTCAAGAACAAGGATAAGAAACCTTCAGAGCTAGAGCAAAGCCTTCAGATCGCTATCTTGAAAATGCAGAACGAAGAATGGATTGAGGGGCGTTTGATTCATTTGCGATCTCAGTATATTGAGTTTGCGCAGATAGCCCTAGATCGTGTTGGTGAGAACAAACATCAACAGCCATACATTAGCACATTATCTTTCGCTAACTGGATGCAAAAGCAGCGTGAAGCAAGAGACTACTTAGAGTCTATGGCTGTCATGAATGAGGAAACCGACGAAGCCTTCAACCTAGAAGACGTAGTAAAGCGCACAACGGCAAATCCGGAAAACCGCCGAATAGAGATGATGGTTCGTTCTCGTGGTTTCGAAGAACTGGCTCAAGACCTGGGTTATACCGCTTTGTTTTTAACGTGGACGCTACCAAGTAAGTATCACCGTAATTCGGCTAAGTGGAATGGTTCTTCGGTCAAAGAAGGGCACAAAGCACTAATGAAAAAGTGGGCAATAGGTCGAGCTGAGTTAGCAAAGTTAGACATTGATTACTTTGGCTTTCGTGTTGCAGAACCTCACAAAGATGCGACTAGCCATGCTCACTACTTTCTATTTTGTGCTCCTGAACATAAAGAGCAAGTCATCGAGATACTTAGGGAACGAGCGATATCTGAAGATAGAGATGAGTTAGGTAGTGATACAACCAAACGATTTGATGTAAAAGAAGCAGACCCAAAGCAGGGCGGAGCAACAGCCTATATTGCTAAGTATGTGTCGAAGAATATCAATGGCAGCCACATGCCAGAAAGTGATGCAGAGCAATGGGCTTACCGAGCGAGAGCCTGGGCCTCTACTCATCGCATCCGCCAGTTCCAGCAATTTGGCGGAGAGCCAGTGTCTTTATGGCGCAATCTTCGCCGAGCTACTCCAGCTCAAACTAGTATAGATCCCAAGCTGGAGGAGTTGAGACAGGCGGCAGATTCTTCCAAATGGTCGTTGTTTTGTCAGCTCGCCGCTTCAGCCCAAATTGAATACGAAGATAAGCAAAACAAATACGGTGAAATAACCAAGAAAGTCATTGGCTTTTCTTGGTTAGGCAAGTTGATCGAGACTTGCAGCGAGAGTTACTGCTTGGTTAAGAAGAAAGATGTAAAGCGCCTTCAAGAAGCGCGGAGCGCTTCACCTTGGAGCACTGAAAATAACTGTAACTCCCACTTAGTTGAAGCTCTTCAACGCATGACCGGATGGAGTGTTAGGGGAGTTAAATGTTTAGTTGAGCCATTGAAACGAGGAGCGAAGGTTCCTATAGACAAAGATATGACCATTCGCTTGCGTGATGGACGCCTAGAAGTGACCTAGTAGCTGGTGTGACAGTGATTGATTGCATTGTGACTTAAATCATACGTTGAGACACATAACCATCTTTAACTAGAATGCTGTATAGCTATACAGTATTATTTTGAGTGTTGTTGTTAAGGGTATTGATATGTCTGATAAAAACCAGTTATTCCAGCAAGCATTGGAGCTCATCATCGACGGAGTAGCATTAAGTACAGAAACCGAGAGCAGAGCGCAAGTCGGGGCGTATTTGATGGGGTTGCTCGTCGCAGATAATCAAGGAAAGCTAGATAACGACAAGATTGAAGCCATTCAGATGATCATCCAAATGGCTGATGAAGTGGATAGTCTGGAGTTTAAGTTGTAGGTACGTGTATGTTTTTAAAAGTTATATTCTTGTTTTTTTTCGTTTTTCCAGCCCTGCTCGGGGTGATATCACACTACAATACGCCTGATAAATATCATGCGTTGATGAAGCAAAGAAGACTATTCAAACGGAAAGACTATTTCATATTTATTTTGACAGCCACCTATATGGGTTTATTGGTAGCTATATGTATAGCGTTTCTATTTGGTAAAATAGAACACCTTGATGCTATTAATAAGAGTGCGACTATTAGTATTATAGCTGTTATTGCGGTAACCATCTGGGGAGGTGTAAAGATTAAAATTTTTGCTTTCGCTCATGAGAACTGGAAAGGGATAAGTGCGTTGTTTGGTGGGATATCGTTTCTATTCAGTATATATATCAACGAGATTGTGAACGGTATTATTGTTCAAACTACTAAATATCATGCAAGCGACTTCTTAGTGTCACAATCATCTTTATCCATTATTGTATCTTCGTTTTTTGGAGTAATGCTGTTGCTTGGAGCCATGACATTAGCGTTATATGTTGTAGTGTTCGTATTGTTTGCAATAACACTTAGAAGTAATACTAGAGCAGCAAAGGGCATGTATGCGATTTTTAGGGTTGTTACTTATCAAAGAATCGCAAAACGAAAAGCGGAAACTATCAATCATGCATTTGTTGTTGGGATGACCACATGCTTTGTAATTGGTGCTTCAGTGATGGTATTGTCACAGGCAATGAAATATAAATTGCAGAAAGATTGGTTTGATAATATTGTAGTTGAGCGATTAGTTGAATCCGCTTATTTTTCTAAGCCTACTGATTGTATCAACATTAAACCTGTGGAAGGTTTAAGAGTTGCTATGTTAACTCGAGATAGAGTTTCTTTTTACATGAAAGGAGCTGAACCAGAGTTCTCTAAAGGGGTTTGTATATCCGAACCTAGCAAATACACAATTACAAAGCTAGAAGTTGATTCTTCAGTTCCTTCCGACTCTCAGAGCTAAGCGCTTTTACCAACTCAAAGGCCATCTGTGAGGTGGTCTTTGAACTTGGGCTAAGCGTATGGCTAAAAGTAAGATTCATCACGAAAGTATGCCCACACTCAGGGTCACTACAACTACAATATAAGTCGCTATAACTCGCTGAAATACGGTTTGATTTTTGTATGCGGGCTTTCTCGCCGCACTCGGGGCAAATTACTCTCATATGACACCATGAACCTATCTAACTGAAGGGTCCATGGTACTAAAGATGGAGTGTTTTTTATACGTTTAGACGAGATTCTTTAGCTACTTTTTCTTTAATTCTCTCTAATTCAGATTCGATTGGTCGTACTTGGTATTTGTAGAATTGAAAACCAGGGTTGGAACCAAAAGCAGACCCCGTAACGTGATCAAATTCATCAAATTCGCTGTACTTTGCTAACCATAAGTGGCTGAAAGTAAATCTGTCTTTGAGTGCGGGGAAGGTGGTTACATTGCCGCCGTTTGAAGCGGATTTGCTCACTTGTTTGAATTTCTCGCGTACGTCATTATGTTTGAAGTTGATGAATTCAAAAATCTCGTATTTTTTTGCTAAGTTAACAAACTCCTTTTGGTCATACGATGAATCATCGATACCATGTAGAAACAGAAGGTTTATCTCGTCACTTGAGAATTGCCCTTTTAAAATATTGGCGTATTTCCTCTTACTTTTATCGTCTAAGTCCATATAGCCGTCGATAAACAACAAAATTTGTTTAAGATTATTGAAATAACTTCCTAAGACTTCAGCTTTTTGCAATTGAAATTCTTTAAATTTCTCTTCTACCTTTGACCCACTGAAAGGCGTATCTTTAACGCCCTCGCAGAGGAATATCATTACCTGATTGAATACTGAATTACCTTTAAATACGTCGATTTTTCCTGGGATAAGCTTGTTAGCTGGTAAAGATACCTCTAGATTCCTAATTATTTCTGCACGTAGGTTCAGCATATTGAAGAAGGTGTTTTCAAAGGCTTGCTGGTTGAGAGCTTTTTGTGAGAGCACTTGAGCATCCGCAGAACGAGCTACTTCCTTTCTTGTTAATTCAAGTTCCTGGCGAGAAAGTGATAACTCACGTGATTGAAGCACGATAGTGTAAAGCAATGCGGTTAAAGAGAGAAATCCAAAGACAGGGTTGAGTAGTCCACCATAATAATCCCCCTTTGCACCTAAGACACCGGCCAGTTCTTTTATGTCTTCTGGAAGAGTCTTATTGCCTAATGCGGCTTTGTATTCACTGAAGAAATATATCGATGCTAAGACAGCTACAATCGCTATGACGCCGATTAGCGCATTAAATCTAGTATCCATTTTTTTTGCGTTGCGATTTAAATCATTCATTTACAATCATTTACCAAAGTGTCTATCAATGGTTGACACTATATATATATATGCCATGCCAATGCAATTGCTATGCATTTTGTATCGTTCTAACAATGGAAAAAACCATTGTTATGTGACCGAAATCGCACTCCTCCTCACCCGCCTGCGCGCTAAAACGATCAGTTTTTTCGCACTTTTCAAATGACGAAATTTAGGGGCTAGGGAAGCCCGCAAGCTTGGTCTTAGCCCTTTTGCTATAAAGGGTCTACCAGCCGGAAATACTTCGTAGAAGCGCCTATAAAGTGCTTATCAGAATTTCTTTGAGTGAAGAAAATTGAAGAGAATTGAAATTTTGACGATCACAATTGATCTGGTGGAGGGTTGTAAGTTGTTGAATATAAAAGGTTGTGGTGTTTTTGGTCGTAATTTTGGAAGGTCGTTTGGATGTCTGGATGATCTGTTTTGAAGTGGTTCAGCCCTTATTGGAAAAGGGCTGAACGAAAATTAAAGCACAAATAAAAATTGCAAAATATTTCACAGAACCTAAGCGGATTGGTTTTCCAAATCAAACTCCAAATGTAGATGTTTTGGCACTTCTGGGTCGCTGTTTACGGCATCCATAAACATTTGGCACGCAGGAATAACTTCGTTCTTGCAATAGACATAATCAAATTTCACAGGGTCACCACGTGTACCACCATTTGGAATGATAGCAGCCAACTCGACGGGGAAGCGGTGACCGGTGATCACCTCTTGCGCGGTAACATTCTTGATTTTCTCGTATTCATCTTTGGTAGCAATATCACCAACTGGAATGAGTTGAATGCCTTTTTCATTGCCGTTTGGAATGTTGATGAACATTGAGCGGAAGTTGCCAACACCGCGGCTTGAAGCCATCTTCTTCTTTAGGTCATCTTCGTCATCTTTACTTAGGTTCGGATCCGTAGCATAGAAGATAAAGCCCATGTGCAGGCCGTTTTTGTAGTAACGGCGGCGGAACGTGGTTGAATCCTTACTAAGCAAAGCCGACTGAACACAGCCCAAGTAATCGGGCCCGCCATAGACTTGTTGAACAGGGTCATATTGCTTGATGAAGATGATGTCTTCTTTCTTGTAGCTCTTTTGTTTGTTGTCACGCTCAAGGAAAGCGAAATTGCCGTTTTTGCGCTTGCGTAAATACATGGTTGGAATAGGCCACAGTCCAACGACCTCACCGAAATAGTTTCGCAGTTTGAGTAAAGCAGTATCACCGAACTCTAAGAAATCATGTACCGAAGACTGCATCTGCTGTTTTTGCATCCCCCCTTTGGTGAATCGACCTGCAATCATATTGCGGCGAGCCATGAGTATGGAGCCATGACAAGCATTGGCTCGAGTCAGCTTGTTTAAGCCTGCTCTATCAAGTGGCGGCTCCCAGTAGTCGCCATCTTCGTTGTAATAAAGCTCGTTGTAATCGTAGTTAGTGAAAGCACGATCCACTATTTCAGGTTCACCAAAGGTGAACATCAAGCTTTCATCTTTTGTGGTTGTTTCGGTTATCTGTTCAGTCATTGGTTAAATCTGCCAGGTTGATTTTCGTTTTGCGGTATGGTCGAGCGGTTCGTTAATACAGGCATGAGATATAGCCCAGAATGCATCGGCATGACCGACCAACTCACTGCGATCGGCTTTGAATGTCATCATTCCTCCGCCATTTGTCATCGAACGTTTAATGGCCATAAATGCTGCTGGAATATCTTTGATTTCTTTGTCGAACTGAATTCGGTTGCCCTCGACAATATCAATCATCTTCATAACTAAGCGGTTCTTGTTTTCATTGCTGTAGTGGATGGGGTGAGCTTCTCTCGGGTATTTTTGGTGAATGAGGTCCCATACGCCGCCACCGATACCGGTTGTATCTACACCTAAGTAGGTCACGTTGTAACGCTTCATCATCTGATCGATTTGATTTACGTGATATTGGAAGTTCAGACCTTTCCAGTAGTGACGCTCAAGTACACGGAATTTTTCTTTGCTGTCTATGGGTGGTGCGATGACGATCAGGCAGGCATTGTCTCGAGTCCGACTTGGGTCATAACCTAACCATACTTCTCGATTACCAAACGGTCGGCTTTCTGTCGGTGTGAAGTCTTGCTAGGTATTTGTATCGACCATGAGCTTTTCAAGCTGGGTGAACTTAAACACTGAGGCTGAATCATCTACGAATTCACATTTGTAAAGATTACGAAAAGCATCGGGGCTGTACTCTTCTTCAAGTTCATTAGCATCAATGAGATGGCAACCACCTTTCACAGCATCATGAACATCAATAATGTAGCGCCATTGCTTGTCAGGGCAGACGCGGCCACCATTTTTTAGTTCTTTGTTCGATGGGAATTCGATGTTTTTACGGGTGTCTTTTTCACCTCGCCAAGCATCACCAGTCCAAAATGGGTAAGCAGGGTGGTTCTTGCTTGATGGAGTAGAGAAGTAGGTTTTTCGAAAGCGCGTTTGTGTGGCGCAAGCCGAGGCAACATCACTTAGCTTTTTAAAGTCTCTTATCCAGAAATATTCATCAATGTAGACATTTCCTGATCTGGACTGCGCAGAGTAGGCATTTGTGGATAGAAAATGCAGCTCGGCTTTGTTACTTAGAATGATTGGGTTGCCGGTTAATTCTATTCCCCAAAACTCATGCGCTATTTTGATGATATAGGCTCTAAACACTTCGGCCTGAGCTCTAGTCGCTGAAACAAAGATTTGATTCTCACCTGTAAGCACAGCATCTTCGAACGCTTCGCCTGCGGTGCCATAGGTAAAGCCTATTTGTCGGCTCTTCAAAATGTTGCGGGTACGAGGCATCTTAGGGGCATTCTTAATTGACTGCACTAAGCGTTGGTAATCAAACAGGCTCGCTACCCATTCCTCAAAGTCTGCTGCTTCTAGGTGTCCAATATCGTTTTTCGCCTGGCGGGTATCTTTAACACTGTTATTAGAATCACGAGCCGGTGCAAGAGAGCTGCTAGAACTCTGAGCCCGTTGCTCTTTCATCTTGATTTCAGCGTTTGCCTTTCTTAGCTTAACGATTTGGCCAGCGAGCAGTTCAAGCTCTTTTAGTTGCTGATCACTTTTCTCATCCTTATCAATTAGAACCGCGAGTCTGCGGTTAATCATCTGCTCAGCAGAAAGCTCATCCAACAACGCTGCCCAGCCAAAATCTTTAGCCCAGTTATAGATAACTCGTGTGCTGTAGAGGTTGAGCTGTTCTGCAATTTCTTTAGGAGGAACACCACGCAAATAAAGCTTTTGCGCTGCCTCTTTCACTTCGTCTGTATATGCCATAAGCCAATCATACGCTTAGGTAACCACCTAAATTGCATAGCAAAATTCTGCCATGTTCGGATTCGCTTTGTATCCGAATTGGCCAGAATTGAAGTGGCTGAAAGGGTGTATTTATAGGCGTATTGTTTGAGTCCAGAAACACCTAACTGACAAATTTTTACTAGGTACAAAACGCAAATGGCAAAAATCAGTGATTGGAAAATAGTAGCGACAGAAGGGCCAACGGTTGATGGTCGTAAGATCACCCGTGAGTGGCTAACGCAGATTGCTGAAAGCTATGCCATGACTGAATACACCGCTTTGATCTGGCCTGAACATAAACGCTTTGGTGGTTACGGAAGTAACTGGGGAAAAGTTGTTGACGTGAAAGCAGAAGAAGTGGATGGGAAAATGCGCTTATTCGCCAAGCTTGAACCAAACCAATACTTACTTGAAGCCAACAAGCTAGAGCAAAAGCTGTTTACCTCCATTGAACCTAATCCAGATTATAAAGGGCAAGGAAAGTGCTATCTAATGGGTATAGCCGTGACCGATTCCCCTGCATCATCTGGTACTTCAATCCTTAAATTCTCTCGCTAGGAAGGCGAAACCACAGAACTGCAATGTAGCCAGCTAGAAGAACTTAACCTTGATGAATGTTACTCAAGGACTGACCGTTTCTTTGCAATGTGTAGTGCCTTTTTCAATTCTGGTGATGACGAGCCAGAGCCAATACCTGCCCCTGAACCAGAGGAAGAAAACGTGACTGAAGACCAGTTAAAGGCCGCACTGCAAGAACAGTTCGGCATTATGAAAAGCGAGTTGAAAGATGAACTAAAGAAAGAGTTCAACCTTCAAGCACCGGAGCCGCCTCAAGAGTCTGAAGAAAAGCCTGAGCAGTTTTCTGTACAGCAGTTTAGTGAAGAGCTGCAAAAGCATATTGCTCCGGTAATGGAAAAGGTCAATGGCCTTGAAACACAGTTCGCAGAGCTAAAGCAAGAAAAGCCAGGCCAAAAGCCAGGTGAAGAAGGCAATGGCGGCGATGACGAAAATAAATTCAACGCTAAGGACATGTATTAATGTTAAATGCCGTTTCTACTCAATGTATCCAAGAGTTCTGCGATGTAACTGTTGAAGCAGCTGGTGCTGTCGCAGGCTCTAAGATGTTCAGCATCACGCCTGTTATGGAAACCAAGCTACGTGAAGCGATGAAGCACTCACATGCTTTCCTTGGCATGATCCACACTGGCTTCGTTGAGCAAATTAAAGGTCAGGTTATTGATGTCGGTTTGGATGGTCTAGCGACTGGCCGCGCTGATGGTAGATTCAGTGTTGATGTTGACCAAGAGGGAAATACCTATGAATTGGTTAAAACCGATTCAGGTTGTCATATTCCTTGGGAGCTCATGACTCAATGGATCAACTCCGGAAGCAAAGGCCAATGGCTTAACTTGATGAAAAACTCTATCGCGAAACGTTTTGCGCTAGATATGCTGCGTATTGGTTTCAACGGTACAAGCATTGCCACGGTCACTGACCCTGCGAACAACCCATTGGGTCAAGACGTTAACAAAGGCTGGCTGACAATCGTAAAAGAGAAGAAAGCTGCCCAAGTCATCCCTGCCGCTAAGTTAGACCCAACGGGTCAAACTGCCAGCTCTTACAAAAACCTAGATTCGTTGGCCCAAGACTTAATCAACACGACCATCGCGGAGCAATACCGACAAGATGATGACCTTGTGATTATTATCGGCTCTAACCTTGTCTCGGCGGAACAGCATCGCTTGTTGGAATCCGCGGATACACCGACAGAACACAAGGCCGCGCAATCTCTTGCTAAAACTATTGCTGGTAAAAAGGCGTATACACCTCCGTTTTTCCCTGCGAATGCCATCTGGGTTACTAACCTAAAGAATCTGCAAATCCTGACGCAAACTGGCACTCAATGGCGTAAGCAAGAGAACAACACTGATCGGCTTCGTTTTGAGTCCAACCATATTCGTATGGAAGGTTACGCCGTCGGTAATTTTGGCAAGTTCGCGGCTATTGAAGCTGTGGAAATTGTTGAACCTGTGCAGGGGTAACGTATGGCTAGCCCATTCGCGAAAGCTCGACAACAAATCCTTGAGAAAGAAATGCGACAAGAGCGGGGTAATGTTGTCGCTACTCCTAGCAGTCTTCACCTTTTACTCGCAGAACTGGAGAACGATTTAGAGGTGTTGAAGACGTTCAACCGTACCGATGAAAAGGTAGCGCATAAGCGCAACGTCTTAGTTCCCAAGTATCGAGAAGCTGTGGAAGCGTATCTAGAAGGCGATGAACAGTTTGATAACCCGCTCTTTGCTCAAATGGTTATCTGGTTATTTGACATCGAAGATCTAGAAACGGCAATCAAATGGTGCGGCATTGCAATTGATCGTGGACTCGATACACCAGAGCGATTCAAGCGTGACTTTGCCACATTCTGTGCTGATGAAGTATTGGCTTGGTCTGAGCGTATGGCTGAAAAGGGACAATCAGTCGAGCCTTACTTCTCAAAAGTGTTCGAGAAGGTCCAGAAAGAGTGGAGCATCAACGAAAAACCGACTGCTAAGTGGTTCAAGTTTGCTGGATTACATTTGCTACGCAACGAGAAAGGTAAGCCTCACGCAGCCTCAGTAGGTGACGTTGAGATTCTGCAAAAATCTAAAGCTTTGCTGATTGAAGCTCACGAACAATATGCAGCGATTGGTGTTGGCACGATGATCGACAACATTGAACAACGAATCCGCGCTTTGGAATCAGGGAACAACCTGTAAAAACTCCTACGCCACCGCGCCTCGGCTGACGAGGAAGAACAAGTGATTTATCACTGCGTTTATTCCGTCGACTCAGTGGCTAGAGGCGCATCCATTGAATCAAAGTGAACAAGGTAGGCTTATGAGTTTTGGCGGAAAAAGTGATCAAACTAATAACTACGCGATTCCTGGTGACGGTTGGCCTGACTTATCGACGGATGAGTTCCGAGCGCTTCGACGAATTCCTCATACCTTCAACGTCGATTCCATGAAAGCCGCCGTCACAATTGCCTCTCTTGATATTCAAAAGAAGCTCAAGAGCCTAGTGATAGATGGGAAACCACCTTCTTTTAGTTTCGCTGAAACAATGCTTTACAAGCGCTCAGTATACGGTCTGGCGCATACAGAACTATTGCCTGAGTTCGCAACACAGGATAGGCGAGATGCGGGAAGCAACACCGCAATAGATGAGAAAAATCAAACCGACCGATTCTTGGAACAAAGCAACAAAGATGTCGCGAAGTTGTTGGGTGAGAGCGCCAATGGAATCGATGTCATATGAGCAATACGGCCTACAACAAAACCAAGCTTGAGCATTTAACGGAATACATCGTTGGCCACCTCAATAGCAATGTACTTGATAACAAAATTGATGCTTGGCAAGAGAACGGCTCGATTGTCCCAAGTGGTGAAGACCGAGGCAACGATGGTTACATCGCGTGTTACTGGAAATACAACGCGGTGATCTCGGTAGAGGAATTTCCTCACCGATTGTTAGACCCGCGCTGTTTGCTTGCTCTTGTGGCCTGTTGGTTAAGCGACCATGAAGAAGACCGCAACGAACAAGAGCTCGAAGACCCAACACTTTCGGTCGATGTGATCAGCAGTGAGCTGGCTGATGTGAGCATAGAGCTTGAGCTGATGGAACCCATCGAGTTGGTACCAGATGCAGAGGCAGGAATGATTACCTGGCGCGGAATCAAATACCGAGTTCAAGCCGTAGAGATTTACACCGCAGAAGAAGCGGAGTTGGTGAATGAAACCGCAAAGTAATGCGAATCAAAGGGATGTGCTCAACATTCAAGAAAAGCTTGCCATGTTAGCACTGCCACCAAAGAAGCGAGTTTGGATACTGAAAACCCTAGGCCGTTGGGAAAAAGCCAATACACGCAAACGCATTCAGCAACAAAAAGATATTCACGGCCAAGCGATAGAACCAAGAAAAGGTAAGAAGCGCAGCAAGGTGATGCGGCGCTTGGCAAAAGGATTAACCCCTTATGTACGAAACGCCAACATGCTCGACCTGACTTGGAGCAACAAGCTCACCGCAAAAATTGCAGCTCGGCATCATCTTGGTCAAAAGCAAAAGATGACCAAGCGCCAAATGCAAAAGCGTTGGGGAACACCAGACTATTCCGCGCCTTGCAGCAAAGGGCAAGCGCGAAAGCTAAGGGAACTGGGTTCCACGGTACCGAGAAAGAGCGGCAAAGGACGGAAAAAGCCAAGCCTTCGTCTGTTAATGGAAACCGTTACCCATGGCCAAGCCGGGCAAATTATCCGAGAGCTGAGCGATCAGCCTAGTGTCACCGCTTGGGACATCCCATTGGCGCAGCGCCAGATATTAGGCAGTAAAGAAAGCGAAGTAACCCGCCAACTCATAAAAATCTTTGAGCAGGCCAAGACGCGAAAATAAGCGAGGAAACAACCAATGGCAACCGGAAAGGTAGAGGTAAACAACTTCAATTTAGGACAAGGCGGGATTCCAGAAATTGAACGCCATCTGCTCTACATCGGGCGCACCGATAAAGCCGAACTGCAAGGCAAAGTCACGCGCGTAAACAACATGACCAATCTTGATGATGTGGTGGCCGATGATGCGCTAGGCGCAAATGTCAAAGCCGCGCAGCTCAATGGCAAACAAAACTGGACGGGTGCCATCTTCGGTTTGGCGGCTGATGCGACTTGGCAAGAAGCGGTAGACATTGCCAACCGTACCGACTCTTTTGAAGGGGTTTGTATTGTCGATGTTGTGACAGACAAAGCCGACTTCACCGCGATGCAAGACAAGGCGACAGAACTCACGAGCAAACTTGGTCGTTGGGTATTCTTCCTTGCTGCTTGTCCTGGTATTACGGCAGAAGGTGAAGGTGCACAAACGTGGTCAGACTATGAAACGGCCATGCTAACCCTAGTCAAAGATGTGGTCGCAAATTTGGTTACACCAGTGCCGCTACTCAACGGTAACAATGTGGGTGTGCTTGGTGGTCGCTTATGTGATCGCGCTGTCACTGTAGCCGATAGCCCTATGCGCGTTGCAACAGGCAGTTTGCTTGGTCTTGGTGAAAAGCCTGTCGATAGCGCGGGTAAACCACTAGAAGTGAGCACCATCTCAGCGTTAGCCGAGGCGCGTTATTCATTGCCGCAATGGTATGCGGATATGGAAGGCATCTACTGGACTGATGGCTCTACGCTCGAAGCGAAAGGCGGCGACTATCAATTCCTTGAATACGTTCGCCCAGTTCACAAGCTAAACCGCCGCGTTCGTATTAAAGCGATTCGTCGTATTGCTGACCGAATCCTTAATTCAACACCACCAAGTATTGAGCTCAACCGCACTTACTTCAGTAAAGACATGCGCGATATGTCGAAGACCACTGAAATTGGCGGCATTCAGTTCCCAGGTGAAATCATGCCACCACGTGATGAAGATGTGTCGATTCAGTGGATGACAAAAACCAAAGTAAACATTGGCTTAATGGTTCGCCCTCATAACTGCCCGAAACACATTGTTGTCAATATAGGGCTTGATCTCTCTAACCCTGCAGATGCGGAGGCGTAATCCATGAGCATGCGTATTTCTGGCAAGAACATGCATTTTTCAATGGGTGACTACAAGCTTAAAGCGCAAAAAGTAACTCTATCCATTACCGATAATTCTGCTGTCAATAAAACCTCTGGTGTGCCTGATGGTTATGTCGATGGTGATGTAGAAGCAAGCGGTGAAATGGAGCTTACCAAGCAGCAATTCAACCAGTTGAGCAAGGCAGCAAAACAAGCCGGCTCTTGGCGTGGGATGCCTGATTTTGACGCGCTGTTCTACGGCAAGATTGATAAAGACGAGCTCAAAATTGAAGCCTTCGGTTGTCGTATCAAAATCTCTGATCTTCTCGACGCAGATTCAAATGGTGGCAGTGCATTGGTTCACAAACTGCCGTTCGAAGTAACTAGCCCTGACTTTGTGAAAATCAACGGCGTTCCATACCTGCGCCCTGATGAAATCGAAGATTTGGTTCAGTAGCTTTTAGCTCAATAAACAGGGGGCGTAATGTCTGATGTTATCGACCATGCCAGCGGCCTTGAAACCCAATTCACAGAGGTGGCGATTGCCAACCAACTGGCAAGGGCTAAGCAAATGGAACAACGGGAAAGCGCACAGGAATGCGGCGTCCCAATACCCGAAGAACGCCGCCAAAAAGTACCAGGGTGTAAGTACTGCACCCAGTGCCAAAGCAACTTAGAGAGATTTAAGCGATGAAACTAGGAAAGCTCTTTGTAGAGCATGTCATAAAACCTGTTCTTGACCATTTAGATATGGCAACAGGTGGACACGGAAAGATGAACACGCAAGCGTCTATCAACCTCATTTTAATGATAGTGGCGCATGAGTCTGGGAAGTTGACTTATTCAAAGCAAGTTCGTGGCCCAGCACTCGGTTTTACTCAAATGGAGCCCGCTACTTTTCAATGGCTGATTGAGTGGCTAGGGAAAACTCGACCTCATCTACTTGAAGCGTTGTCCCTGTTTGTGCCTGTTGGCGGTGAGCTTGTATGTGGTAGCGATTCAAACTACATGGTGATTTCACTTCAGCTCGCAGTGGCTGCGGCTCGTTTGAACTTGATTCGCTTTCCCGAGCCTTTACCCCAAGCCGATGACTTGGAAGGGCTTGCAAGATACGCCAAAAAGTATTGGAACACTCACGCAGGTAAAGCCACAGAAGCGGATTACCTAAACGCATACAAATCTATGGTCGGAGAAGATTGATGAGCTTTTTAACAGGAATTATCGGCAAAACCTTACTCGAAGTATTGAAGGGACTGTTCTTTCAAATCGGTTGGAAAATCATCCTTGAGCGTTTTGCTACTCGCTTGGTGGTTTGGGGCTTGGAAACGCTAAAAGGCCTGAGCACAAACGATGTTCTTCAAGAAACCGTTGACGACATTGTCGCGGCACTTCAGGGCAAACGCTTGAAGGAAATCCCACAGAAGGAATAGCGATGGACCCAACTTGGCTATCCGCGCTGGTTGCCCTTGCCACCTTATTGGTGATGTTGACCGGAGCATTGATCGGCAAGCTGTTCTCTCTCTCAAAAGAGCTTGCCGACTATAAAACCCACGTAGCAGAAAGCTACGCAACCAAAGAAGAAGTGAAAGATGGTTTTGAACGATTAGAGCGTCAATTAGAAACCGGACTCACCCGAATCTATGAAACCTTAAAGCGAGAAGTAGCATGACAAAACCAATTATTTTAACCGTTGGTACAACAGACCTTGAGTTCAACCCAACGCCAGCTGAGTACGACGAAGCGCAAAACTCCATCTTACAAGGTGATGCGAGTAGCGCGGCCCATAACTTCTTGATGAGCTGTGTTAGCGAAGGCTCAAAAGATGCGCTGCGTGAACTGACTCAGAAGAACCCTGGTGCGGCAACGCAGATTTATGGCGCGGTTCTTAAAGAGTACGCACCTAAGCTTTCCATCTCGGTAAAAAAATAGATGGGCTTGTCGCTGCCATTGACAGCAGCGACAGGCAAAAAATGTATGCGTGGCGGCGAAAGTGGCTACCCAATGAGCCGGACACTGATCAGAACCTAGCTTATGCGATTTGGTTAGAGAAGAACCATTGGGAAAACATGCAAGCCGTCACCGCTAGCGGTGTAGCCAAAGCCTTTAGCGGGTAATCACCAAGCTTCCGTTCGCAAAGTAAGTCGAGAATTGTTGATGTTACCAGAAGCACTTAGATTTCAAGTTGGATTGATTGACCAGATTTCAAAACCTCTGGGTAATATTCAACGTCAATTGAATGATGTCACCAACACCTATCGCCAAGGTACTCATACCATGGTGGCAGGTGCGGCAGGCATGGTGGGTGCTGGTTTCGCATTGCAACAAGCCTTGATGCCAGCGATTGAAATGGACAGGGCGTTAGGTGAAGTGAAATCACTTGGCGTTGCCGATGATCAACTAAAAACCCTTGCCCAAACCGCAATGAAGTTTTCGGTTGAGTACGGTAAGTCGGCCACTGAATTCGTGGCGGCCTCTTACGACATTAAATCTGCGATGGGCAGCATGACAGGTGATGAACTGGCGGGTGTCACTAGAAGCTCGGCTATTTTAGCCGCAGCGACTAAAGCAGATACCGCCACCATTACCAACTACATGGGCACCATGTATTCGGTGTTCAAAGACCAAGCGGATCGGATTGGCAAAGATAACTGGGCCGAGCAAGTTGCAGGCATGACCGCCAAATCTGTCGAGATGTTCAAAACAACAGGTCAAGGCATGTCGGATGCGTTCAAGGGTGTTGGCGCATTGGGTAAAACTCATGGCGTAGCCATTCAAGAGCAAATGGCCGTTCTTGGCCTGTTGCAAGGCTCTATGTCTGGCAGTGAAGCAGGGACTCGTTACAAAGCCTTTATGAGCGGCGTGGTCAAAGCGCAAGACAAGTTAGGCATGGCATTTACCGACAGCAACGGAAAGATGCTGCCAATATTCGACATCATGTCGAAACTGCGCAACCAGTTTGGTGATTTAGATTCGCTTGAAATCGACTAGATAAAACAGGCTTTCGGCTCTGATGAGGCCGTTCTGCTTATCACAGACTTGATCGGAAAGACGGGTGATCTCCAATCGAGCGTCAAAGAGCTAAATGATGCCAGCAATCTTAACACGGCCATTAAGATGGCCCACAGCATGACCGACCAATGGGAGCGACTCGAACAAGGCGTGTTTGCTGTTCGAACAGCTTTTGGTGCGGCGTTGTTGCCTTCTCTCTTGCCAGTGGTGTCGAGCTTGGCCGATGGCGCGATGGAAATCATCGAGTGGACAGAGATGTTCCCGAATCTGACCAAATACATTGGCTTTGCAGCCATGGCTATTTTAGGCGCAGCAGCGGCAGGCGGCGCATTTACCTTGATGATGGGTGTGGGTAAGCAAGCCATGGCGACTTACATGCTCACTATGAAGTTGTTCATAGGTGTGAGTTTCTTACTCACCAAAGGCATGGCGGGGCTACGTGTAGCGATGCTTGCCGCTAATATCGCGATTGCAGCTAACCCAATCATTTTGATTGTGGGGGCCGTCATTGCCGCAACAGCAGCAGTGGGTGTGCTGATTTATTACTGGGATGATCTCAAAGCCTCGTTTGGTGACACAACTTGGTTCCAAGTATTAGAGGGCACACTCACATTAATCACCATGCCATTTAGAGCCATGTTTGAGTTCATCAAAGCAGGCTGGCAATGGGTGATGAGTGGCTTTACCGATACTAGTGGCTTTGCCTTCATTGGGGAAATGGCCGAATCAATGCGTAACATTTTTGGCAGCGTCTTTAGTTGGTTCACTCAGAAGTTGGCGGGTATTTGGGAAAACTTGAAAGGGCTCGTTGATTGGCTACCAGGTTTCGGCGGTGATGATCAATCTGTTCAAGTGAAATCTAAGTCAGTCCAAAGCGCGACACCATACGCACAAGTTCAGCTAGGTGGCACGGCCAAGAGCATTGCCAACTATCAAACCAGTTCAACCAACTACGGTGGCGTGGCGATTTATCCAACTTACATGAACAGTCCACAGGACATGGCGAGTGAATTAGAAATGGCGGCAGGCTAATGGCGGATTACCTCTATCAAGACATCCTAATTGAAAGCGGTGATGTGGTGCTCGATGCAGGCCGTAACCCTGTATTGATTCAAGACCATGCGGTGATCGCCCAAGACATTAAGCACGCCATTATCGAAAGCAATTTAGCGGTTGAGCTCATCGCAGAGCGCAGCCCTTCAAAGAAAGCGGATATCCGCACCAAGTTAGAGTTGTTGGTTGAAGAAGATGTTCGTTTGGTACCTGGTACCGTGCGATTAGAAGAGCCAACGGAAGGCACCATTTATGTTTTCGCCACGACTGCAGACTTTGGCGACGTAACGCTTGATATCACAATTTCGGAGACAACCAATGTCTGATATTCCAAAACCAGATTACGCCGAGCTGGTCAAGCAATCCGGTATTCCTACCGATGACGCGAGTTGGAAAAAAGTGCTTAAAGAAGAGATGGAAAAGGAAGAGTGCATTATCTCTAATGATTCGCCTTTCTCTCCGTTCTGGCGCTTGATTGAATCGGCCGTGGTGAAAGTCACCTTGTGGCTCATCAATACGCTATTGGTGGGTTATGTTCTGCCAAATATGTTTGTGGCGACTGCAGTCGACCAATGGTTAGACCTACTCGCTTGGCAATGCAAACTGACTCGCAAAGGGGCAACCAAAGCGAAAGGTTTGATCGCCTTCCAACGTGCCGCCGCAAAAGGGCCTGCGTTAGTTATTCCAAAAGATACTTGGATTCAGACCGAACCGATCAACGGCAATATCTACCGCGTTCGTGTGCTTGCTGATACCACGCTGCCAGAAAACGAAACCATGATCATGGCGAAAGTGGAAGCGGAAAGTGAAGGCGCGGCCTACAACCTTGGCGAAGGTTATTACCATATTCTTCCGACTGCGATACCAGGAATTGCAACAGCAACGAACCCAGCCGAATGGCTAACCGAGGCGGGTGCAGATAAAGAAAGCAAGATGAACTTCGCTTACGTATCCGCAACCAGTGGAGCGCAGTTGCTAAATGGCACATAGATGCGGCTTACCGTTCATTGCTAACAAGTCGTGCAGGCATTAACGATGACAATGTGTATTTCGAGCATAACGCACCACGTGGGCCAGGTACTGCCAATTCCTACATTTTGCTTGATACGGGTGAGCCATCCCCAGAAATGCTTGCGGATTTGAATGCTTATATTCGTGAGCAAGGGCAACACGGCCATGGTGATGATCTGAAGGTGATGGCGATGCCAGAAACGCAGGCCAATGTTGTTTGCCGAGTGTGGCCGCTTCGCTCACTCACAATGGATGAGCGCACCCAGTTAAAAGCGGCCGTTGAAAAGTTCATAGGTGCGGCATTCCGTGAGAACACCGATTATTCACCAACCGTTACCAATCCGGTATTGCGCTTTAGTTTCTCCAAATTAGGCCAAGAGCTACACGGACAGTTTGCACAGATTGAATCACTCGAATTCGATAACGCCGACATCATTAACAACCTAACGGTGCCACGCATTCAGACGTTGGAGGTTTCCATTGAAAATACCTGAGATAAACCTTCGTTACTGGATGGGTAGAGGCGAACTCGCTAAGTTTGCCCGAGCCATGCGCAATTATTGGGAGCATGTGAAAGCCGCATTTGAAATGCCGCTACAGCAACATGACCCACTTACCGCACCAATGGCTTTAGTCAATATTCTTGCTTGGCAACGTGGCGTAGAAAAGCTCGGCCAAGAGCCCGAAGAACTGTTTCGAATCCGTGTGGCTCATGCTTATGGTTTTGCCCGTGATGCAGGTTCGGTATCCGGCTGGGAAGACATGTTTGCAAAGCTCGGTTATCCGCACATTGCACAAGATGAAAGGTTAGTGAATGTCGATTGGGATGTGATCAGTCTAAAGATTCGAGACGGTGATTTAACCAATGTCCCGAAGTTATTAGACACAGTAGTACGTCAATATGGGCGTACCTGTCGCCGTTATCAATACACCAGTTATGTCGAAATGCCGTTGGCAGCGCGAAGCAAGAACATTGAAGCGCAATACTCAGCGTCACACGTTAAGTCACGACTAAACGTTGGCATGTTACCAAGTGTGCTCAATGTCGATTGTGAATATTACCAAGCCACAGTGAAGGGCTAAGGAATCAATAAAAATGGCAAATACCACTGATAAGTCAATTTTAACAGCCGCAGGTAAAGCACTGTTGGCGCAACTGAATGCCGAAGAAAAGCCACTGATCATCGACAAGATGATTTTTGCCAATGTGCCTAATCGCCCAGAGTTCCCACAGCCAGATGATGTGGTACCAACTGACCATGTTGTCCACCAAGAAGGTGTCGAACAGCGTGGCCGCCTCTCTGCCGACTTGGTCATTTACAGCACGACATTGACCAGTGACGTTGGCCCGTTCGAATTTAACTGGACAGGTGCGTACTGCTCAGAATATGGCGTATTAGTCACAATCGACCATCATGCACTAACTCCAAAGTCAGCCGACGAACCCGGTGTTGCAGGCAATACCTTGGTCCGCTCTGTCGTACTTGAGTACAAAGACATTGCTGAAATTACCAACATCACGGTAGACGCATCATCGTGGCAGTACAACGCAACGCCACGTATGAAAAAAATGGACGACGATGTGGCCCAAGCTATCATCGACCAAAACGGCAAAGACTGGTTCATTGAAGATGGCTTCTTGGTCACACCTCAAGCGAGCGCGTTCAACATCAAGGCGGGTGCGGGCTATGTATCGGGCAACCGTGTCATGCTCGAATTTGATCGCAATGTTCAAGTCCCTAACAAACCATCGTTCATCTACGTAGACGCGCACCGCGAAGGAACGCCAGCAGGTGAGCAAGTCACCCTGTTTGATTTCGTTATTACTGCAGAAGAGAGAGACGACTACACCGACGCAAATGGCGTGAAGCACTTTGTTTGTAAAGTTGCCCAGGTGTTGGGTGATGGCTCGGTGAGTGATTTGAGGTCTGAAGGTGAAGTACTCAAGAGAGAGCGTAATCAGACTGCGATGCTTTCTGGCTATCACAGTCATATAGTTGGTAGAAAAAACGAACTGATTGGGAAAAGTATCGGTGGAGAAACTGCGGTTGAAATAACCGATTACTTAATCAGTGATGAGTTTGGAACAAAAGAAATATCGATTTTCCTTGAAATCATATCGGGGCCAAAGAGTGGTGTGATAAATGACATTGATTTGGAGAATATGATCATCCAAATCAATAGTGAATCATACTTCTTGGATAATGGATTTCCTGAGCTTTCAAAATGTCCATTTGCTAAATGGTCAAGCACAAATGCTACTACTCAAGGCCTTCAGCGATTTTTCAATATGAAGACAAACGCTCGACGAGAAATAGATGTGGACGTTCCGGTTCTTATCGATGGCAATGTGTTTGTTGTTGACCAATATGCGATTGATTTGAAAACAAGTGGTAAAGGGAAAGTCATTGTTGATGCTAATTTCAAAGATGAAATTGCGGTTTGGGTTTCTGGATTACCATATCCGGTAGGTGGTGACACATCAATGTATTGGGATGTAAACCAACGCCAAGGCGGAGTTAGTTTGTTAGCAGATGTTGAAGCATCGTCAATAGAAATTGATGTCATGGGGCTATCGTTAACACCTGGTGCCAAGATATTGCTAATGTCTAATGAGGCATACGTATCAACTCGCCCACAGTATAAAAAGGGGGAGTTTGCCGTCGTTGAGTCAGTAATAGGTAGCAAAGTTCGTTTGGCCACAATGCTGAGAGACTCCTATCTTGCCGCTGAAACTAAAGTGTTCTTGATGGCTATGCCGGAGCTTCAATGCGATCGATTTGACGTTGTGAGATCTGACGATGACAACCAACCAAGTTGGCATAATGCTTTATGAATGCGCTGATATTGACGTTAAGAAAATCAGTGCTAGAGGCTTCAAGAACCGATGTTTTGAAGTATCTCACTGTTACAACGGTGAAGTGGTTACTCAGCGTACCAAATTTGCTTCCAAGTCATACGATGTTGATAACAGAACCAGCTACTCTTGTCTGGTTGCATCGAGTGAGAATATTGAGTTCCGAGGTGGTTCGGCAACTGGAGGACGTCATTCATTCGCGTGTGGTGGGTATATTCCTAACCGAAATATTCGCTTGCGAGGCTTGAAAATTGCTGTTGATGATGTAGATGCGAATGCCGTTGCAGCATTGGACTCACATGAAAATATAGAAGGGCTTTCAGTGAAGCACTGTGAAGTTCTTGGTGGTGCAAATTTGGCAGGGCAAAATGTTGAGGTCAGTCACTGCGACATTTCTACCCGTCGACAGATTCGAGCGCTTGTGTTTAGACCTGCCAAGTCCTGTGACTATATCAAAGCAAACAACATTACCATTGACGGAAAAATTGACAGTCTCGGTGGCATTGTTATTCGGCCTATGGCTGCAGGCATTATTATTAACCACGTTGAACGTTCGTCGAACTCAGTAACCATTGAAACGAAATACAATCGCTCCGGTATGGCGATTGAGCCTACCTCCAGTGGTAGTAACTTGAAAATAGAAAAGTTCGATGAGCATAAAAACAATGTCGTTGTTCATGCTGAGTCGATAGGAGCAACGTGCTATACAACGTGTGACGTGGATACGTTAGAAAACTTGCCAAGAATTGCTGTGATGAACTGGTCAGATAATCGTGGTTATATCACTAAGGGAACGCCACTATATTTCGTAGTCAACCCAGAGTCTGGTTATTTGTACGCCCAAAATGGCAACAACTTACAGAGTAAAGAGGGGGCATCATCTTCTTTCCAAATAAAAGGGTTCAAGTATGTTAGATGGATAGATAATGATGTGATCGGTAACGATGACATGGTAGCAAATGATAAGACAAATATTATTGCTGATGCGGTTCAAGTGACTGTGAAAGGTGGCTCAATTTCGAAAGCCTGTGCGAATGGCTTTAAATTTATTAATGTTGATAAACACAAGGTTTCATCGCTAGACCGGATTGACTGTGTTATTGATCATCAAAACTTTCAGTCAGATAACAATAATGATGAAGTTAAGTTTAAGGCGCTCATTGATGAAGATGGTTCCATAATCAATGGCTTTAACATTGAGAGTGTTACGCCAGATGGCAATGGTCGGTACACGATACGGCTAAAAGAACGAATGGAAGTAAACGAATACCCAATTTCAGTTACGCCATCATTGCCAACCAACTCAGCGCTATCAAATAATTATCACTCGATTGTTGTTAATTATTCCGCTCCAACTAAGTTCAGTATATTCGGGTGATATATGCTAACTCTAAGCGGAAACCAGCTCCCTTTAAAGAACCTACGCATTAGTGTTCGTCAGCAATTGGCCGGACAGGATATGTCCGGCCAGACCTCGGCTACCGATCAAGCGGAAACGGGTAGCAAAGGTAAAATTCTGACCGTAAAAGGTGTGATCCCATTTACCAAGAAACAGCTATTAACCAACTTATTCAGCATGGCGGAAGCACAAGAAAACGATGCTCGCCAAATCTACCGCATTAGCAACAAAACGGCAGAAGCGTTGAAAATTCGCCAAGTGAAATTCCAAGGTGTCGTTCGTGCTGATGAGCAAGATTCTCACAGGCAATGGAGCGTTTCGTTTGAACTGGTCGAGCACCTTTCGGTACCAGAGCGAGTGGAACAACGCCAACCGGACAACCCCGCCGCGCAGCAAAAAGTGCAAGGTGTAAATACTCCGGTTGAAGCTGGACAAAGTGACAATGTGCCGCCAGGTACAGAAGTGGAACTTACTGGTGTTATGAAGGTGCTCAAAGCGGTTGATAATGCTTTGGCTTAAAAGGCGGTGACGTATGACAACAAACAACAAGTTTCTTTGCCGCGCTTACCTTGGTAAAGACAAAGCTAAGGTGAAAAGCCATCGCATCGTCTTTAGTGAAAATACACCAGGTCGCTGTGAACTCTCCGTTGAAGGCAGTCCAGAGCCAAATACTATCATCGCCGTGGATTTAGGCTGGGGTGATGATATTACCCGAGTCTTTCTTGGTTACATCGAACGAGTTCAGCCAGCCGAAAAAGGTTGGTCTAAAGTATTTTGCCGCGAATTAGCGGCGATATTTTATAAGCCACTTAACATCATCATGCGTCACCCAACATTGATGCAGCTGCTTAGCGAAGTGACCAATAAAACGGGCCTTCAATTTGTAGTGCCTGAGAAAGCCTACAGCAAAACGGCGATTCCTTGTTTTTATAGTGACGGCAACGGCTATCGAGTCATAGACGAATTGGCCCAAGCGTTCAGCGTTGATGGCCTGTTCTGGCAGCAACAAGGAAATGGGCAAATTTTCGTAGGCAGTTGGAAGGATTCATTCTGGGCAGATAAACCCGTCACTATACCAAGTGCACTTATGACGAACCACACGGCAAATAAGTCGGTAAAGATACCGGCTATTCCAAAGTTGAAGCCAGGTGTTGTCGTGAATGGATTTCGATTAGTTGGTGTTGAGTTCGAAGGAACGGAGGCAAAGCTAACATGGATGTGAATACTATCAAGCGCATTATCTTCCGGTTATTTCCAGAGTTCACAGGCCAGTGGCATTTGCCAAGGTGGGGCAAGGTAGTCGCACTACCAGAGCTGCCAGAAGAAGGTGATTTGTCTGATCGCTTTTATCCTCATTATGCCGTGGATGTGCAGCTACTCGATGAAAAGGGCATGGAATACGAAGATAAACCACCACTGCAGGCGGTACCACTTCCGGTGCCAGGTCTTGGTGATCATGCTGGCCGTCTAGAGCCTCCCGCAATTGGTAGCATCGTAGAGCTAGGCTTTATGTTCGGCCAACCGGACAAGCCTTTTATTCGTTGCGTTCTTCCGCTTGGATTCAAGTTGCCAGGTATCAAAGAGGGTGAAAGCCGATACCAACAACGCCAAGGTGTTTACCACCTAGTCGACCAAGATGGAAACTTCGAGAGCACTACAGATAAAAACGCCACTTTGAATTGTGTCGATAGGGCGGTAAATGCAACCAACTACACTGCCATCATTGAGCGACTGCGTAAGGTGGTAGTAAAGCAGAGTGAGCAGATCACTATACTCAAAGACCAAGTGCAGGACATCAAAGGGCAAATGAGTTTAACCGTAGGCAAAGACCTCATCATTGAAGCCCAGAACATCACCGAAGATGCCGACACAATCAAATTCAATGGCGGTAAAGGTGTTTGTACTGGTGAAAGTATTTGCCCATTCATAGGGAAACCACACGTAGATGTATCAACTACCGTATTTGCAGGGAAATCGTAATGGCACTAACTAAACCATCGTTAAAACAAAAACTAGAAACCGAGCTGAAAGCGCAAGGTTTTGTTTTAGAGGGCGAATTCGCCATGGCAGGGAAGTTCGCAGAAGCTATCGCCAATGCAGTGGTAGGCGAAATAACCCGGAACGCACAGGTTGAAGTAACAAGCGGCAGTTCTGCAGGGCTCTATAAAGTGACTTGACTCGATAATTCGGTTTAGGACAATTGTAGAGAAAGCTCTTTAACGCAAAGCTAAAGCATCATAATAAGGTATTAAATGATGCAAACCTATAATCATGATCTTGCACCTCTTTATCGATACATGCGCGCAACAATTGTTCACGTGCTAGGCGGGGAGCCTAAGAGCTATCATTCAGATGAAGCCTTAGACCAACTTATCGGAGTACATGGCCGAACGGTTCTTAATCTACTTCATGACTTAATAGCGATGCTTGATTACTTGCATGGCTTAATACAGATAAACAATCAAGTATCGCTACATAGCGAAAAGGATGAAACTCTTGAAGTGGCCAGAAAGCTAGTTGTAGAGATCCATTTGTTATCTAGCTTTTAGCACAGAAGGTAAGATTAAATTAGTGGATACAATGGATTCTGTAGTTTCAGCCAAGAACCAAAAGTCATCGTTTAGCCCCGCTACCAACTGGCTATATCTTGGGTACTGAACTTCTATAACGGTACCTTTCTTTTTTGGTGGAATCGCGACGATCGAGGCATCATCGACGGCAATATGCCTTTTCTATAATAGTAACCCACATCATTTTAATCTATCTATATATCAAGCGTTTAGCCTAAGAACGGTTTTTGATTAAGGTATCAAACACTGTGATAAGTTCTGACAAATCAGAATCTTTAGTAAGTTCTTCAAGGTCTTTTAGTAGTTGTGGACTTTCAGTAAATGACTCAATGGAAACACCAAACTGTTTAGCTGCCTTTGCTAATATTTTCCTAGATGGTTGCTTTTTGCCATTTTCAATTAGAGATAAGTAAGATGGGGTTATATCTAGTATCTCCGCAGTTTTAGTTAAACTCAGAGAATTCTCGAGTCTGAGGCCTTTGATTTTGATACCGGCGAAGTATGTGGTTTTCATAATAAGTTACCTTTTCATTAATAATTGATTAGATAAAATAATATGACCGCCCACGCGCTTTGTGGTGACATAGCGACGACCACAACTGAGCGTAACTCTGGAATACAGCTGACGTATTCTTCAAGTGAAATGAATGTTTGTTGCAAATTGAAAAACCTAGTTCAACGACACCGCTCAGTTGAATAGTCACTACGCGTAACTTTAGCTCGCTCTGGATGGTACGACGAAGCCCAATCAATATATCGCTGATAACGTCTTCGGTGATTCTATTTACATCGAGACCTTCAACAATTATAAATTTGTTCATCTTTTACCTCCTTTACGAATTGAATAGGTTGCTTGTTACTTGAACTCACTATAGTCAGATAAGTGAGCGCCGGATACAAAAAAGCGACTGCATCACTTTTTTGCTAACGATCAATGTATTACGCGAATTGGGATAGAAGAGAAAAATTCTTCATAACTTGTTCCTTAAATACATTAAATTTTTTTAGTCGTTGTAGCTTCACCATCCTCCACTGGTGAAATTTATAAGTGGACTCAAAAATAAGCTATTGGTAGCGGCTCTATCGCTACAGGTAAGTGTTCACCTCCCAAGAACAGTTGACATGCTCATGGTTCGTGAAAACTCAATCTCATCCGCTTGCCAGCGAATGAATGAAATAAGCTGTGCTAAGGAAGCGATAATGTCTTAATCGCTTCAACGAACGCAGGTAATTGCAAAATCAGCTCAGCAATAGAGGTCACCGTTGAAATGGCTTGCACAATGTCTATGAAACTCAAAGTAGACTTTTTGTTAACTTCATCGTGCAAGACCGCCAGTGCTTTCTTCGCTTCATTAGCTAGCGTTTTTTCGTTGTTCTTTTCAAATACTTCAATCAAGTTTTCAAGTGTTGACACAGCTTTTTGTACTGCTTCGTGGTTGTTATCTTTCATGATAAATCCTCATCATATTATTATGATGTGAAGCAGCCACATTGACTGTTAGGCGCAACAAATACTTCTTTTTGCAACTTGTGAAGAGCATAGTACAAGATTGCATTTATAACGCAACATTAAAAAGTTAAAAACTTTAACTTTTTAATGTTTTGAATACGTAAAGTGTGCTTTGGAAGCGCTATGAAACGTTTGACACCGATCTTCCACATCGTTAACCTGTAACAGCACTGGCAAAATCCAGTGCCGGGATTGGTACCCCGTTTTGTTTTCTCAAGGCGCATAGTCGCCAGCTTTTTGCTGGTTTTTTTATGTGCGGCTTCGGCACACCTAAACATGGTGGTTTTGCTTAGCTATTGGGCAAAATGCGACTGAATTATGGTGAGCTGGGCGGGGGCGCTTCGGCGCGCCGTGTCCTTGAGAGCGGTAGTACCAACCCTGTTCAGTTCACCACCCATAGATTGGTACCTTTGAGTGGTGATTTAGCAAATCTAGATCTCAAGGAGGCAATCATGCCTGACACAACTTCTCTCACCCTGACTGTATCTGATCTTGTCTTTACCCAAGGTGAGAAAGTCCGTACTACTTCTCTTAAAGTCGCAGAAGCGTTTAACAAGCGCCATGATGATGTTTTACGTAAGCTAAGAAGTCTTGAATGTTCGCAAGATTTCATTGACCGCAATTTTACGGGCAATGAATACCAAGATAGAAGAGGTCGCTCTTTACCGTTGTATGAAATGACTAAAGACGGTTTCATGTTTTTGGTCATGGGTTTTACGGGAAAGAAAGCAGCACAGATAAAAGAAGCTTATATCAACGCATTCAATCAGATGGCCAATCAACTCCGCAGCGCCATGCCGACACTTCCTCCCGCTCAATACCAACTCCCTGAAACCTGTTTACCCAACTTCTACGACTCCGGCTGGCTACCCGCACTTTACAAACGTTGCCCGGCAGAAACCCATTGGACATATCACATTAAATTCCAGATAAGACCAAAGGGAGGAAAGTTCTGCGCGAAGTTTGAATTGGGAATAGGGGGTAAAGGTGAAGATAAGCCGTGGTTTGAATCTAGCGGTTCTGAGTTTATCGATAGCGGCTTCTATCTCGAGTACCGAGATTTGATCGAGCTATGGGAAAATGTGCGCAAATTGCTCAGCAAATACCAAGCGACATGTCCATACTAAATCCAAAAAGGGGCGGTCATAAATCTGAACCCGCCTCTATCTTACGCGCAAGCTAAGGTTTTTGCGTATTTAGAGCTTACTCTGGTGTAAAACTTTCCTAAACTTTTAGTTTCACAAAGCTAGGAGTTTGGGAAATGTGTGGCAGGTTAAATGTAATTGACGATCCGCTCAGTGTTATTGTTTGCGAGAAGCTAGGAATCAAGTTTAAAACAAACACTAATAATGACCTTAGGCCTACCCAAGACGTTTCTGCGGTCGGTATCCAGAAGGGGGGAGCTGGTTCAGATGGATCTCTCTTGGGGAATAAAACCTTCATGGGCTAAGCGAATTATCATTAACGCTCAAGCTGAAACTGTCTCGATAAAACCAACTTTTACGCACTCTTTTGAAAAGCATCGAGTAATTGTTCCATGTTCCGGATGGTATGAATGGCGAGAAGAGCAAGGTAAAAAAGTTAAGTACTTGTTTAGGTAACAAGATGGAAGTGCACTCTATATGGCTGGCATAGCACTAGAAGATGGCTCGAAGGTTGTAGCACTAACGACTAAACCTAATCGACAGTGTGCGGACTTCCACCATCGGATGCCGCTGTTAATTCCTGAAGATGCAGTTTTAGGTTGGATTAGTGGAAATAGAGATGCAGCTTATCAACTCATTGGCCATCAGTGGGATGGCAGTCTTGAAATCAGTGCGTGCTAAAAGTGGCGGCAAAAATGGCGGCATTCATTGAATAACTACGTTAAACAGAGTTCTAAATCGCCATTTTTAACTGTTTTTATATACATGCTATTGTTGTTAAGTGATTGAAATATATTGGTTATATGGTTTTCTTTTTAAGTTCTACAGCATGTCTTCTCAGTCGGCGATGGACAAGCACTCTGGTGGTGTGGCTAAGTACCGTGCCGCTGAA